CCTGAAGATCCAAGGGGAAATAGTCTGTAGCACCAGAAAGGTCTACAGAATGAACCTTCTTACCGGACTGCAAACGAGCAGAGATTGCAAGATCAGCTTTATCTTGTTGAAATGTACAATCCCAAGGAAGCTTATTCAATATAGTATAAAGAACCTTACCAAAGGGCTCTAATACTCGTTGAAAAATGCGACCAGGGTTAGCAACTGCTCGAAGTTTTAAACCAGCCTCTTGAATTAGGCCTATTCGGCCGACAATCATAGATCCAGGTTTAGCTTCGGGGCACGAACGAATTGCGTTCGCCGTATAGTTGCGTACAATATAATCCGTTTCGGGTTCTAATCCCAGAAGTATAGGGTTATAGAACTCAAAGTATCTTAGATAATGAGATAAACCGGCTTCACAGTCGAGATATCCCAAACTATCTATGACTCCTTTTTCTTCGGGAACACTACCTTTTGGGGTAGGAGCTCTCTTAGAAGGGGAAGGATTATAAGACAAGAGTGGTTTAAAAGAGGGAAGTTTCCTAACCTTTTTCAAACCCGCAAGCTGAATTCCGAAATTCATTACTTCAATGATTTCGGTTGGTAGTGGTACTGCCAAAGCAGTAACACCATCGACAAATTTCTTTGCCTGATTTGATGTTATCTTATCAGAAAAGAAAGTCGTATATAAGTTCAGCAGATGAACGGTTTTCGCGAAATGCGACTCTCGTTCAAAGCACCAATGTTCTAGTGATCCGAAAGGACCACCAAACCAATTGGATGACCTGCTAGACTTAATCCACGACGACGATTTCGAGAGACCAGCCTTCTTACGAAGGAAGTCAATCTTAATCGCCTTTAGTCTCTGGACTGCCCACTCAATACCAGAACTATCAGCCCATTTGAAAAACAAATGAACAATAGGATCTGATATCTCTGTTGGAACGCCTACACACTTCACACGTTTCTGGATTAAACCCTTTTCTTCAGGCGAAATCACGCCCATTATGTCCTCCTTTTACGGATGTACATAGAAGATCACGGTTGGATCCACCAACACATGGAGTTGTGTAGCAGCCTAATAAATATGTTTAGGGAAAGATCGTATTAATATTTAGTAACATTCTTCTCGAGCTTATGGAGTTTAATCCTAATCTCAGCAGAATGATCTATAATATCTTCCATAATCGTCCAAGTCCCAATCACTGGGAATCTCTTCAAGTAGCTTGCAAGAACGGATAACACCGGATGTGCAGAGGCCTGAGGAGTACCGTGTTGTGTAACCGGATCGATATTGGGGATAAATTCACCCTGAGCCTGAGAATTATCATAATTCATAGGTTCGTT